GAGGAAACAGGTGTTGGAATGATGCTTGTATCTCACTTACGGCGTGTCGATGGTAACAAGGGTCACGAAAATGGTGTTGAAGTATCATTGTCACACCTCAGAGGCTCTAATGGTATCGGTCAAATATCAGACTGTGTTATTGCTCTTGAGCGTAATCAACAATCTGATGACCCGATTGAGGCTTCGACAACTCGTATGCGTATCTTAAAATCTAGATATACTGGTGAGGTAGGTCTTGCAGGACACTTGCTTTATGATAAGGATACTGGTAGACTCAATGAAATATTTGTAGATGAAAAAGATGAGGAAGTAGAACTTTGAAACAATTAGTCTTTGATATTGAAACGGACGATGTTAAAGCAACAAAGATCTGGTGTATATGCACACTGGATGTGGATAGTGGAGAAGAAAAAACATTTACTTATGAGAACCTTGACGAGGGTATAAAGTATCTTGAGTCAGCAGATAAACTGATAGGCCACAACATTATAGGTTTTGATATACCTGTAGTGGAGAGACTAGCCAACGCAGACTTATCAGATAAAAAAGTTGTAGATACTCTTGTGCTTTCAAGATTATTTAATCCTGTACGTGAGGGTGGTCACGGTCTTGAGTCTTGGGGCTACGCTTTAGGTGTTCCTAAGATTGAGTTCGACCAGTATGATACTTTCTCTCAGGAGATGATTGATTACTGTGTCCAAGATGTCAGGCTAAATTTTAGAGTCTTTGAAGAATTAAAAAGGCTTAGTAAAGGATTCAGTCCTGAGTCAGTGCAGATAGAGATGGAAACATACAAGGTAATCTGCAAGCAACGGGACAAAGGTTTCATGCTTGATCTACCCAAAGCACAGTCATTATTGGCAGAACTTAATTTTAAAATGGATGAGGTAGTCAGTAAGGTACATGAAAGATTTCTTCCAAAGAAGCAGACCACCTATTTGTACCCACAGTTTTCAAAGACTGATAAGCTTTTGAAGACATGTGTTACTAACTTTGGAAAGAAAAGCAGGCTCAACCCTCTTGAATTTAGTCAGATGGAAGAAGCTGTAAATACTCGTGGTCGTAATGTAAAGATACCCCGTGTTGAACTAACGGACTTTAATCTAGGATCTAGAAAACAAATAGGTGAGTATCTAATTGAGTTTGGATGGAAGCCTACAGTTTTCACACCCACAGGCCAGCCGCAAGTAGATGAAAAGATACTTTCTAAAGTAGACATACCAGAGGCAGGATTTATCTGTGACTACCTCATGTATCAAAAGCGAATAGCTCAGATAGAGTCTTGGTTAAAATGTGAAGAAGATTCTAGGGTGCATGGGTTCGTTAATAGTAATGGCACTATTACAGGGCGTATGACACATAACAGTCCTAATTTAGCACAGGTTCCTAGCAGTAGTTCTCCTTATGGAAAGGAGTGCCGCGCTTGCTGGACTGTTCCAAAAGGATATAAATTAGTTGGTATTGATGCCAGCGGTCTTGAGCTAAGAATGCTTGCTCACTATCTTAATGATGAGGATTACACTAATGAAATCGTTAACGGAGATGTCCATACAGCTAACCAAAGATCTGCGGGACTTGAATCAAGAAGTCAGGCTAAGACTTTCATCTATGCCCTCCTATACGGAGCAGGAAATGAAAAGCTTGGAACAGTGGCTGGAGGAGGTGCAAAGCTTGGTGCAAGACTTAGAAAATCATTCTTCGATAATCTTCCATCATTCAAAGCTCTTACGACTAGAGTTACAGCAGCGTCTTCAAAAGGATACCTCAAAGGACTAGATGGACGTAAAGTTTATGTAAGATCCAGCCACGCAGCACTTAATAGTTTACTTCAGAGTGCTGGAGCTATTGTAATGAAGAAAGCCTTAATGATCTTTAATGAAAAAATCAAAGACATGGACGCTCACTTTGTTGCTAATGTACATGATGAATGGCAGATTGAAGCAGAAGAAATGTGTGCAGACACTGTAGGTAACTTAGGTGTTGAAGCAATTATTCAAGCAGGTATCGAACTTAATTTAAATTGTCCACTAGATGGAGAGTATAATGTCGGAAGCAACTGGTCGGAGACACACTAATGCCTGAGATGATAGAAGAAGAGGAAATATATTTTAGATTAAAAGACAGCGAGGCAAGTGAACTTTTCTTAGCTTATGATTACGGCCCTGAAAGCTGGAGAATAGATAAAAATGGAATTCGCTGGGTGTATGTAACCGAAAATATGTGGGTGTCAGAACTAGGAGGTTGGGAAGAATGGTAAATAAAATTAATCCAAAAACAGGTAAGCCTTATTACTATAAAGACAATCCTGCAACTGTTAAGGCTAGGGATGCCCGAAGGATGTGGGTAAACGGAAAAGAAATATCTAAACTACATCCGCTTCACAAGCCGGGAAGATATAAAACTTTAGGCGAGGCAGCATTTAGTTCTCTAAAAGGGTATGAAACCATTAAAAGCGGTTTTATTTATATAATGCACAATCCAGTTTTTCCGGGCTGGGTCAAGGTTGGTATGGCTATTGACGCTGAAGATAGGATAAAACAATTTCAAACTGGATCTCCCTATAGAAACTATTCACTTATAAAGTCTTATAAAGTTTCTAACAGGCGCGAAGCCGAAGCTAAAGCTCACGAAGCTTTGACTGTTGAGGGGCGTGGACGCAGAGGCGAGTGGTTCTACATGGGAGCCAATGTAGCCGTTGACGAACTTGATAAATTATTTCCTGCTGGAGAACAACTTGAACTCTTTGAATAACCTTGTATCAGATATATACGATACACTGGAGCCTCTTTGTGACGGCAATAGTATAGATATACCCGACGAGCTAATAGACGAATTGGGAGATAATATAAAAGCTGTATTTAAGCAGTGGCAGAATGTGCCTGAAAGGAACAAAAAGTTTACACTTAGAATGTCTAACGTGGGCCGTCCTGCTAGACAACTATGGTATGAGAACAAAGCTGGCGCTAGTGGAAGAGGAAGTATAGAACCATCCACCTTCATCAAGTTTATGTATGGTCATATACTAGAAGAGGTGCTACTTTTCTTGGTTAAGATCGCGGGCCACGAGGTCAGCGACTGTCAAAAAGAAGTAAAGGTTAAGGGCATATCTGGTCATATGGACTGTAAGATAGATGGTGAGGTAGTGGATATAAAGACGGCTTCTGGCAGGGCCTTTCAGAAATTCTCTAATGGTACCCTACCAGAGGACGATCCCTTTGGTTACATAGCCCAGCTATCTGGTTATGAAGAAGCTGAAGGTACAGACAACGGAGGTTTTCTTGTTATAAACAAAGAGACAGGAGAGTTAGCTTTTTTCCAACCTGAAGAGCTTGACAAAATCAATATAAGCTCTACAATAGATAGACTACTTTCAACTTTGTCAATTGACACCCCGCCAGAGAGATGTTATAGTCCCACCCCTGATGGTAAATCAGGCAATATGAAGCTTAATAAGGGCTGTAATTACTGCTCTTACAAGTTCGATTGCTACGCTGATGCTAATAATGGAAAAGGCTTACGGGTATTTAGTTATGCCAAGGGGCCTGTGTACATGACAGAAGTTAAATCTCTCCCAAGAGTTACGGAGATTACTGATGAACTCTAAAGTATGTAAGAAAATATCCCGCCAAGCCGACGCAATACTTTTTGATTGGTTGAAAACTCTAGTGCCTGAAGAAGATCATGATAAAATAAATAAAAATAATTTTAAGCAATACTTGCCTGAAGCTAATTACTTTTATGCTAACAACTCTATAAGACTAAGTTTCTACAGCCCTCAGTGGGTTAGGAAACAACTCAAAAAGTTTGTTAAGCTTGGTTTGCGGATAGAAGATACAACTATGTCTGATTTAGAAAACTATGCAAAGCGGGGAGTAAGTCATTAGTACTAAAAAGAAAGCCCCTAGCGGTTGGCGCAAACCTAGAGTACCTCGCCCAAAGCTTGTAAAAAAAGACGGTAATAAATACGATTCTATCTGGGAAATGTTATTACATGAGTCTATTTTAAAAGATTGGGAACACCATACAGATTTAGTTCCTTATATTATAGAGCATAAATACGAGCCTGACTTTGTTAGAAAGATAGGTAGAAAGAAGATCCTGCTTGAATCTAAGGGAAGGTTCTGGGACTTCCAAGAGTACAATAAGTACATCTGGGTTAAAAAGATCTTGCCTAAAAATACTGAACTGGTATTCTTGTTTGCTAATCCTTCAGCCCCTATGCCGGGAGCCAAGCGCCGTAAGGACGGCACTAAAAGATCTCATGCGGAATGGGCAGAGGCTAACGGCTTCAGATGGTTTAGTGAAGAAACAATACCAGATAGTTGGATTGATCCTAAAGCCAGAGAATCTGAAGATTACAAGAAGAGAAATGACAAGCTTGATTTGGAAATGCAATGAGTATTGATAATATCACTCCACAGGAATGGAATAGAATGGCATTTAAGACTATAGAAGACGCTGCACCCAAAGAACATTTCTACTATGATGACGAAGACAACGAACCCAACCACCATCCAAGGTTCTCTGAGGAGGCTATGGCTAAGAGCTACGATGTAGTTAACCGACCAGAGCATTACAACAATGGCAGTATGGAATGTATTGAAGCTATCCAAGGTATGCTGACCCATGATGAGTACATTGGGTACTTACGCGGAAATGCCTTGAAGTACATGTGGAGGTTTAGATACAAGGGTAAACCTGTAGAAGATCTGCGTAAGGCTCGTTGGTACGAAGAAAAGTTAATTAATTATTTATTGGAGCATCCAAGTGAGCAGCTACGATAGAAAAGCTGAGAGGGTTGCTAGGTTTAATAAAAAGAAACAGTCCAAGAATAAAGCTAGGACTAGGGGCTACAGAAAAGAGCAGTTAAATGAAAAGGATGATGAGTATGACATCAAAAATTGGCAAGCAGGATTATCTAGGGATTCAGATTGATTACGATTTAGAAGATACTCTTAATAATTTTTCTCTGGAAACAATAAAAGATAGATACCTTTGGAAAGATGAAACACATGCCCAAGAAGCCTTCGCCAGAGCATCGGTCTACGGTGCAACGTATCAAGGACATACTGACTACAATCTTGCACAGCGACTTTACGACTACGCAAGTAAGAGTTGGTTCGGTTTTAGCACTCCTATACTTAGCAACGGGGGAACCACTCGTGGCCTCCCTATTAGCTGTTTTCTTAATTATGTTCCTGATTCAAGGCGTGGCCTATCTGACCACTATGATGAGAACATTTGGTTGGCAAGTGGAGGTGGAGGCTTGGGTGGATATTGGGGTGATGTTAGAAGCAACGGCGTTTCTACTGCTAACGGCAGTCAGTCTACTGGTAGCATCCCTTTCATGCACGTAGTGGACAGTCAGATGCTGGCCTTCAACCAAGGTGTAACCCGTAGGGGGTCATATGCAGCGTACATGGACATCAGCCACCCAGAGGTGGAGGAGTTTATTGCTATGCGTAAGACTACTGGTGGGGACTTAAACCGTAAGTGTCTTAACCTACACAACGGTATTACAATCACAGATGAGTTTCTTACAGCCGTTAAGAATGATGACCAGTGGCGTTTAGTTGACCCCAAGTCTAAGCAGGCAATCAAGACTGTATCAGCAAGAGACTTATGGTGGCAGCTAGTGCATACTAGAGCAGAGACAGGTGAACCATACATTGTTAACCTAGATCGCTGTAATGAGGCTCTACCGGAGGAACAGAAGGAGCTAGGGCTACAGGTACGCCAGAGTAACCTATGCTCTGAGATTACCCTACCGACCAGTGAGTCACGCACAGCAGTGTGTTGTTTGTCCAGTGTCAACCTAGAGTACTTTGATGACTGGAAGGACGATGAGCAGTTTATTGATGATCTAATTACCATGTTAGATAACACCATTGAACACTTCATTGATAACGCCACAGGTGGTAGTCATAGCTATCCCAAGACTGGCATGAACAGACGGGAGTTTTTAGAAAATGTGGAACCAGATAAAACAGGCTTTGCAAAAGCCGCTTATAGTGCATATAGAGAACGTGCGGTTGGTCTT